TCAATTTGTGATGCTTTTAATTTATCTTCAGTAACATCTTTTTTTATAGGAGACATCAATATGGGACCTAAATTCAGTTTAGGAGTACCGTCACCTTTATATGGTTTTATTTTAAGAGTTGTATAATTTTTAAATGAAATTTTTAATGGATCTTCCAATGCGGGGATGGGTATTTTAAATTTTCCATTAATATCTGATTTAATGGTTTTAAATTGAAATCCATTTATTGATAATATTTTAGCACCTTTAATAGGTTGATTTATGGATGAATCAATAATTATACCCTCAATATAAATAATATCTTTTTTTTCATCTATAGATGGGGTATTAGGTAAACTACCACTAAGGTTTGGCACCCCTCCAGGTACTCCAGGTAGGCCAGGGACAGAGGGGGAGGATGTTGAAAGTAAATTTTTTGGGTCAATCATATAGTATCGGTTAAATTATTTTAATTTAACATATTTTGATTTGGTTTTAGATAGATTATCAATGACTGTTTGTATTACAGCGGATGCATTACTACCTACTATATTACCCGCAGCATCTGGGGTTGGAATACCTCCAGGGAATAATTGAGATGTTTCCATCACACTAGCCATAGATTTTAAAGCAATACATAATTGATTGAGTAACATTATTGTGGTATCTCCTAATAGTGCAGATTCGGTTGCTGATTTAGGGTCAGGACCTATTTTTATGTCATTGCTATGTAAATATAGTTGATTTAATGATTCTATATTAACACTGTCATTGGATGAAATACCTACTGATTTATGTCCACTAATTAATACACTATCAGTTTTGGCGTTTACTATAACTCGATCAGCATTTAATACAGCTTGGGGTAATGTAAATGAGGATGGTGTTATTGGTTGTGATGTAAATGAATTGAAATTTTCATTTGCTAATGCAAAAGTGAGTTTTTGGGTTGATGTTAAATATAAGGATGATGGATCTTTGGATATGTTTTCGGATATAGGAGTCCATGGATCACCACCTTGGGATGTTTGTCCATTTCTAATTATGGTGATTGGGTCGCCATTATTGTTTCCAAATCTTAAACTTTGGCCATAGCGACCTAAATATGTTATATCCCCAGAATTTTGTATTAATGGGCTAATTACTCGCTCATTAAATGTTTTAGGTTGTGGTTTTGGTACTGTTGATTTAGGTATCCCAATTACAGCCATCCTATAATCTTTTACATTATTGGATATTGGGGATGGTTCCTCAATGGGGAATGTAATGTTGTTGTTGACTGATGATATGCCAAATGTAGATATAGGTAAATCATATTGCCACGCAAAACCAGCTGAATTATTGGTTGGAAGTTTATGTAGAGTAACTATTTCATTAATAGTTGGTATATTAAGTACGTGGGATGATTTAGGAGTAGCTATATATTTTCTCCCTATTGAATTAGCCTGGATTGATTCGACTAATATGGTACCCAAAAGGGAATATGCAGTTCCAGTGATCGGGTCTATTATGGGGTCGGGGTAGTCGGTGGTGATAGCTTGTTTAACAACAGCGTTAATGATATCAAAATCAAATTCACCAGATGAAAATGTTTTGGTACTTACTGATGATCTTATTTGGCTTTTATTTCCGAAATTAGCATACCCACCCATGTTTTAATCTTTGAGTTTAAAATTTTTAACTTCAGCTAATAATTGCGCTTTTTCTTCCTCAGTCATACCCATATTATCGTCATCAGATTTACTTTGACCTAATGAACGTTGAACTATAGTAGCCATTTTAATTAATTGCTCGTCGTTTTTCAATCCTAGTTCCATGTATTCTTTAATTAATGGCACTATGAGGGTGGCATCTCCGATGTCGCTAATTAATGGTTTTAATTCATTGATTAATGCCGCTATTTGCTGTTCTTTTTTCTTTTGATTATTGTATATTTCTTGCAGCATATCGGAAAATTTTTTCTTTCCGAATATAACTGTATCTAGATTACTCATGTTATTTTTGTTAATAAATATTATATAGTAAATTCTATATAATTATGTTCCAAATAATAAGTGTAATTTTTCTTAAATATATCGTACATCACATTAGCTACTTTGGTGATTCTAGGTGCTTTTACATCAGGTACCATTTCATAAATGTATATGTATAGTGCTTTTTTATTGAATACATCAATTAACTCACGTTTTCTAAATAACTCCAATATAGAATCAGCTATTTTAGCGTCGGTTTCTTTAGGGAATACTTGATAAATTAACGTGGTCATACTCTCAATATATTGATCCATAAATATAGATAGCTTATCGTCTACAGGGGTTGAATCTAAAGTATATGCTTGATTATGGTCATTATTTAATTCATCTACAGCAACTTTTTGTACTTTGTTTTTGTACATTTTATTGTTATATATAATACACCATCGTTTAACTATAGTACCAAAATAAGAATACGCTTTAGCCCCATTAGATGGATTGAATAAATGTATTTTACTCAATAAGAACGTAATTATCTCATGCTGGAGGTGTTCCAGGTTATCTACCTCTGTGTGGTAGAATTTGAATGTGTGGATTATATTTTGGGTAAGTTTAAAGAATGCATAATGAATTTTACGTTCATATATGACATTTTTTAATTCGGTGGATGATGTATTATTATATAATACAATAGCGTCCTCTGTTTCTTGGGTGAAATAATTCTTATTTTTGGCTACTTTAGGCATGAGGTATGTTTTATTGTTGCTTTACATTAAATTCATTTAATATCTCTTGAATTTGTTTAATACCATCAAATATAACCCCAGTCTCATCATCGTTGGCAAATGCACCCATTTGATCCAATTCTTGGATTTTTTTGTCAGATACCTCAATTACCCTAGATAATTTATCTAAATAATCGAGATAACTGATTAGTATTGTTTCAGATTTTTCCTGTTTTTTGAATAGGTTATATGTTGTATAACCCAAAATCAACACTAAAGTTGATAATATTATTACTGCTAGTATCATAGGTTGTCTAGTAAATTTTTTAAATTATCACTTTTTATGGAACCCAATGCTTTATTGCGAACCGTGTCTTTTTTGGAATTGGTAGGGTGGAATGTACTGCTTTTTTTAGTTACAGTCACGTTTTTCTTTTCTTTCCCCAATTTAGGTAACCATTCTCTTTCAAATTCAATTCTAGCGGCCATTAAATCGGCTTGATGTACAATGAATGGTAAAGATGTTCTTGGTTTTTGACCCGGTAAAAATGACATAAGGTATTTTTTGTTACCTTCATCGTATAAACCATCGTGGGTTTGTATTGTTATCATTTCATTGAATGAATATTGAATACCGTGTGATTGAAGTAAAAATAAACCACGATCAGGTACAGATGCAAAAGGCAATGATTCGTTAAACATATAATCTTCACCCAATTTGTCTTTTCTCCATTGATCAGTTTGGGGAATATATGATTCGTGATTTTCGTCTCCAATTTTACCCAAATCATGGTTTAATGCAGAAAAAACCAATTCCTCAATAGTGTATGTTGATGTATCGACACCATGCTTTTCCCAGATACTATGCTGATCTAAAGCACATTCAATAACTCGATTAACATGTTCAACGTACCCACCAGGGAATGCATTGTGATATTCAACCTTATGTGAAGCAGGCATCATCATTATGCGGTCAGCAAACTTTTCATAGAATGCCAATAATTTTTCTTTACGTGGTGATTCGATGTAGGTATCAATATATCCTACCATTTTCTCCCAATTACCCAGTATTTCTTCAGGCGATAAATTCATAACTTATTATTTATATTTATAAACTAATATACGAAACCAAAATTGGTGTATCAAGTATTTTTAATGAAATCCTGGATTTGTTTAAGCAGGGCACATTTTTCGTATTCTTCAAGGGCTAGGTAATGTTCCATGCATGGTTCGATACATTCATTTAGTTTAGTGTGGGGTATGAAGCGTAAACATTCTTGCCATTTTTCATCTGTTAAATCACATTGGCTTATCCAAAACCATGCTCTAGTGTACATTACGAAATCCCCAGCTTCATTTATGTCAATTTTGTCTAAGCTAGGGTCAGCTTGCGAAAAGAAATCAATTACTTGACGTTTAAAAATGATCCCATTACTAATTAATTTGATGAACATTTTAATCCTCTTCT